GCATCATGACCGGCGCGGCTTTCATCGCTGGCGCGGCATGGCCGGAACCGCTCTCGATCAGCGGCACGATGGTCACGCTTGAACCCGCGCCGCGCCCTGCCGTTGCAGTTGTGACCATGCACAATATCAGCATGAACGGCTCACACGACAACGGCGAACACATCGTATCAATGTCGGGCATGTCGGTCGTCGTGGTCTTTCAGTGGGAGCATGTGCCGCTCACAGGGGCGGATAGCCTGCTGATTCTGCCGCCTGACGGGATGATCTGCGATCCGAGCGATTGCCTGATGATCGTGCCGGAAGGCCAGTCAGGGCGGGTGTTCCTCATGGAATGGATGGGCGGATAATGCCCAGGGGTTGCGAGATCAAGCTTCGCCGCGCGGACTTCGTGGCGATGTGGGAGGACGACCACATCACGACGAAAGAGATAGCTGACCGCTTCGGCATATCGTGCCGACAGATCGTATCACGGATTGCCGGGCGAATGGGGCTACCCCCAAGGCAGCAGGGCGCAAGGCCGACAAGGAAGAAAGAAGAATGACAAACATTGAACGATATCGCGCGTTCATCGCCGCCAAGGCCGGTCAAACTGTGGCGCATGGTATGACGCCAAAGCCGATCAACGACGCGGCAAAGGCGCACCAAGTCAAGGCTATCGAGTTTGCCCTGAAAATGGGGCGGTCTGCGGCGTTCCTTGATACAGGGCTTGGCAAGTCTTTCATTGAATTGGAATTCGCCAGGCAATGTGCCGAAGAAACCGGCAAACCGTCTCTGATCCTGACCCCTCTTGCCGTCGCTGGACAGATGATCCGTGAAGGCATCAAGTTCGGCATTGAAGCAAGGCAAATCCGGGAACAGGTGGACGTGGGGCGCGGCATCATGGTTGCAAACTATGAGCGGCTTCCCAAGCTTGACCCCTCATCATTCGGGGCGATCATTCTAGACGAAAGCAGCATCCTGAAGTCATTTGCGGGCAAGACCCGTAATATGCTGATGGATGCATTTTCAGATACGCCATTCAAGCTTGCCGCGACAGCGACCCCATCACCGAATGACCATACCGAACTCGGAAACCATGCCGAGTTTTTGGGCATCATGCGCCAGCAGGAAATGCTGTCGAAATGGTTTATCAATGATACCGGAACAGCGTCCCAGGAGTGGCGGCTGAAAGGTCATGCGGTGGAAAGCTTCTGGTCCTGGGTTGCAAGCTGGTCGCGTTGCGCGACGATGCCGAGTGATCTGGGTGGAGACGATACGGGATACGTCCTGCCCGATATTGACCGTAGATTGCACGAGGTTGCAGCGGATCGGTTGACTGAAACGCAAGGACTTCTGTTTCGCATCCCGGAAATGTCGGCCACATCATTCCATGCCGAAAAGCGCCTGACGCTTGACGCCAGGTGCAGCCTTGCCGCGTCACTGGCAGATCATGACAAGCCCGTCACGGTCTGGTGCGAGACAAACGAGGAGAGCGCGGCACTAGCCAGGATGATCCCTGATGCGGTTGAGGTCCACGGCGCGCTGGACGCTGACGAAAAGGAGCGGAGATTGCTTGGCTTTGCCGATGGGGATTTCCGGGTGATCGTGACCAAGCCAAAGCTGGCCGGGTTCGGAGTCAACTGGCAGCATTGCGCCCATGCCGTATTTGCCTCGATCAGCTTCAGCTATGAGCAGCACTATCAGGCCGTGCGCAGGTCGCATCGGTTCGGGCAGAAAGAACAGGTCCGAAACGATATCGTGATTTCCGACACGGAGCGGTCAATCTGGGAAGCTGTCAACATGAAGGGCAAGAACCACGACGAGATGAAGCGCCGGATGGCAGATGCCATGAAACGGGCGCAGAATTCTGTGGAAACGAATGTGAAATATGACCGCCCGCTGGATCTTGCGTTTCCGGCATGGCTCAAAGGAGAAACTGCATGAAAAAGCAACCGGAATACCAAGGCGCAAGCTGGGCAATTCACAACAGCGACTGCATTGAAGGTATGGCGGCGATGCCTGAGAGTAGCGTTGATTGTGCGATTTTCTCCCCCCCTTTCGGAGACCTATTTGTCTATTCAGACAGTGAGCGCGACCTTGGGAACGCGGGCACGGGTCAGCAATTCATCAACCAGTATGCTTTTTTCGCCAATGAGTTGACCCGCGTCATGAAGCCTGGGCGGATCGTGTGTGTCCATTGCACCGATCTGCCGATGAGGAAGGGGCGTGACGGGGCTATCGGTCTGCAAGACTTCTCTGGCGACCTGATCCGTGCACATACGGAGGCCGGTCTGATCTACCATGGGCGCGCGACCATCTGGAAAGATCCAGTTGTTGAGATGCAGCGGACCAAGGCGCTGGGCCTGCTCTACAAGCAGATCAGGAAGGATAGCGCCATGAACCGAGTCGGGATGCCTGACTACATGCTGTTTTTCCGCAAGGATGGCGAAAACCCTGACAGGATCGAGCATAGCGAGATTGGCGGCAAGGAAGCATTGGCGATTGCGAAGCGATGGCTGGAACATATGCGCAAGCAAGGACTTTGCGCCACGGTGCCGGATGATGCCTTGCTTGCCGAGTTGATCAAACATGCCGAATTCGACGTGTATGAGTGGCAGAAGCTGGCCAGCCCGGTCTGGATGGATATCCAGCAAGGCAATGTCTTGAATGGGTATCGCAAGGCTCGCGCCGATGGAGATGAGCGGCACGTCTGCCCGCTTCAACTGGACACCATCGAGAAGTGCCTGCGGCTCTACAGCAAGCCTGGAGATGTGATCATGGACCCTTTCAACGGGATTGGCTCAACCGGATATCAGGCGGTTAAAATGATGCGACTCTATATCGGGTTTGAGTTGAAGCCGGAATATGCGGCGCAGGCCAACGCCAATCTGATCGATGCCGAGGCATCATGCCTTGATCTTTTCGGAGTTGCGGCAGAGTGACCCCTTGGCTGTCCACCTTTACCCGCCGCTGGCACTGCAACCCGCACCTCGCGCACACCGTGGACCCCGTGGGCTATCACGGCGCGCGCATGGCGGTTCTTGCTCTTGAATATTGGGGCGCAGTGGCAAGCCGGGAGTTGCTTGTCGCCTGCATCTGTCACGATCTGGGCGAGTGGGCAACTGGCGACGTGCCGTTTCCTGCCAAGCGTGACGCTGCATTGAAGGCGCATCTGGACCGGATCGATGACGCTGCGCTGCACAAGATGGGCCTGGCGTTCAGCTTGTCCCTGGATGATCAGCGGCGTCTGAAATTCCTTGATCGGCTGGACGCATATCTCTGGGCCGAACATCACGCGCCTGGGCTGATGGCGCGTGATGACTGGAAGGCAGAGCAGGCTTGGCTTGCCGCAGAACGGGAGGCGCTGGGGATTTCCTGTTGACACGGTAGTGTGAGTTCGCTACTATTTGGCGGTGAATTCTCGCACGGACAGGAACCCCATGCTTACACTTGAACAGATCAAGGACCGGCTTGACGACCGCGTGATTGCGGCTGTTGCGGCCAGGACCGGCATTCACCGCAACACGCTGGACAGGATCAAGAGCGGGGCAAACAAGAACCCGACCTATCACATCCTTTCCCGGCTTTCCGACTATCTGGAGGAAAACAAGTGAGCGACAATCCCAAGACCGCACACAAGAACGTCTATACCGCGCTTTGCGCCGCGCAGGCCGAGATGGGGCCACTTATCAAGGGATCGGTCAACCCAGCCTTCAAGTCCAAGTATGCCGATCTGGCGGATCTTGTGCAAGCCGTGCGGGAACCGCTTGGGAACGCCGGGCTGGCTTACTTTCACCAGATCATCGACGGCAACGTGATGCGGACTGTCCTGATGCATGGCGAGACCGAAACAAGCATCATCTGCGACGTGCCGCTGATCGTGGCGAAGAATGACATGCAGGGGATGAAGTCCGCGACGACATACGCCAAGCGGATCGGGCTGGAAAGCGTCACCGGCGTTGCACCAGAAGATGATGACGGGAACGCCGCTGCGAAGGCCCCACCGCCGATGGATGAGAGACCGATCGCCAATAACAAGGCGGTTTCCGAGGCGGTGGAATACCTGACCGCTGCGGATGATATTCCCGCGCTCGCTGCGGCATGGAACAACCTTCCGAACACTATCCGCTCTCTTCCTGCCGTGATCAAGGCCAAGGACGACCGCAAGGCCGCGCTTCAAGCTGTCCCGCCCGCCGATTTTAGCGGCGATGAACTGCCATACTAGGGGGCATCATGGACCGCTTGCATAACAACCCGCCAGACCCGATTGACGAGGCCCTTGCCCCTTTCGGCGACACGATCACCGAGGCCGAGGGATGGCTTGACGGGAAGGCCGTCGAAACCGAAGGCCAGATGGCCGTTGTCGATGCGCTGTTGAAAGAGATCAAGGGCGCAAAGAAGGCGGTGGAGACGGCAGAGGAAAGCGCCACAAAACCGCTGTATGACGCATGGAAGGCCGAGAAGGCGAAGTTCAAGCCAACCTTGGATGATCTGGACCGACTGGCAAAGGGGCTGGTCGCCATTGTCGATCCGTTCAAGCGCAAGCTGGCGGCTGAGAAGGAAGCCGCCCGCAAGGAAGCCGAGCGTCTGGCATGGGAAAAAACCCGCGCGGCACAGGAAGCCGCACGGCAGGCCGATGCCAGCAATATCGAGACGTCCCGCGCGGCGGCTGCGGCTATGGCAGAGGCTGAGGCGGCACAAGCCCAAGCGCAGGCGGCGAAGGGCGATACGGTCAGGGGTATGCGCAAGGTGACGCGGTATGAGATCACCGATCACCGGGCGCTGCTGCACTGGATCGTCAAGAATGACCGTGAGGCTGTGACCGCGTTCATTGAGGAATGGGCGCGCAAGAACCACAAGGCGCACGAGGCCGATGGCTTGCGTGTTTGGGAAGATCGGGAGGCTTTCTGATGACCCACACCGAACGCCGATTGAACCGCGCGCTTGAGGAATGGATTGTCGAGGTTGCCCATTCGGCCCCGACTGCCAGCGATGAAACCGTCTTGGCCGAAATCAGGATGCGGATCGATGCCAAGATTGCTGCGACCTTCCGCAATCGGTTTCCGAAGGTCATGGGGCCATGCTGAACCCGCCTCCGATCCTGATGCAGAAAACCCCGCAAGGATGGATGCCCTACGGGGCGCACAGCGCGGCCATGCTGGACGATCTAGTCATGGGTCAGGTCATGACCTGCCAGCCGCGCAAGGGGCGCACGTTGCCACGGAACGCGGCCTATTGGGCCGGGCTACAGGCGGCGGTCAAGGCGACGGATGCCTGGCCGACGCCGGAGCATCTGCACAATGATCTGAAACGGCTGTGCGGGTATGTGGACGTGTATCACAACCCGCTGACGGGAAGGGACGAGGTGCGGGTTCAGTCAACGGCATTCAACAAGATGAGCGAAAGCGAGTTCGCGGCCTATTTCCGGCTGGCGCAACTGCGCTTTGCCGAGAAGATGGGTTTTGACCCGTGGGAGCGCGAATGCCAGACCTAGCAGGACGACCGCCGCTCGGGCCAAAGCAACCGAAGGCCAAGCGCGACCCGTCTTACCTCGCCCGCGTGGTGACGCTTCCATGCGTGATCTGCCAGAGGTTCGGCATGGTGCAGATTGGGCGATCCTATGCGCACCATACGATCTGCGGGCGCTACAGCCAACGCAAGACGCCCGACCGGGACGCGATTCCGCTCTGCTACTCGCACCATCAGGGCGAATGGGGTATCCACACCGACAAGGCAGCTTGGGTGGAGGAATACGGGCCGGATACTGACTTCATCGCCCAGACAAGGGCCGCTCTAGGAGAATGAGCCATGACCATCCATGCAACATCTGCGGCGAGCCAATCGCCCCCTTCGGATATGGCTACGCTGGCCCGAGAAGCCGCCGCAAGAGCCAAGGCATCCTGTGGGCATGTTCCGGCTGTATTCCGGTCGCGGAGGCACGGTGGAAGGCTGCAAACGCTGGTATTGACAGAAGTCATGCAGCGCGAAGCGATGATCCTGGACCTGCGCAAGGCGGTTCTGCGGCGGGACATGCGCGCGGTTCACCGGCTGGAGGCCGAGTTGCGAAGCCTGACGCACCGGATGATGGTCAGGGGAGCTTAGACCTATGCTGACCCTGACCTTTCCCATGCCCAGCGCCGACCTATCCCCGAACGCCCGCGTTCACCACATGCAGCGGCACCGCGCGGCCAAGGCTGCGAAGAATTACGCCTGGGGCATGACCAAAGCCGCTATGGGGCCGCTGGGCATTGCTTACGGGTCTTGGCGCGGCCCTGTCTCGGTGCAGTATACCTTCAACCCGCGAGTTGATCGAGGACGCGACGACGACAACGCCGTCGCCCGCATGAAGGCGGCGCGCGATGGAATAGCCTTGGCGCTTGGCATTGATGACAAGCACTTCACCACACAGCCCGTTATCTGGGGCGACAAGCGGGATGGGACCGTGATTGTAACTCTCACCCCTGCCGCAGTAGCAATCCCGTTGAGGGGGCAGATCAGTTGACTTGTCATGTGGTCGGATATGTGCGAAAAAAGGCGGGCGGCGAGGTGGTCTAGACCTCAAGCCGCCCTTAACCAGCGGGGAGGGCCGCCAGATGACAGATAGTTACCCCAATAGCGGCGACAGCGCAAGCCCTGGTGATGCACGTCACTGGTCCGAAGAAACAAGTTTCGAGCGCCTCTCTGAGATTGTCGCCCGGCTGAAGGCGCGGGTTGATGATGCCATTTCCGCGCGTGATGACTTTGCCGGGGACGCTGCGCACGAAGAACTGATCAATGCCGAGGCTCGGCTTCGCATGGCTGAAAGGCGGCGCGACCGTGGCTGAAACATTCATCGAAATAAATTCTGCATTCCATTGCGCCAGCTTGGATGGAGCATCCCTGCACGAGATAGCCTTGGCGCTAATGTCATCCGAGACCGGTGCCGAGTTTTCTGCCCGCATGGACGCTATTGTCCTTTTGGCAAAAGCAAAGAAAAAGGTTAATAGCCGTGGCTGAATATTACAAATTCGAGATCGCAAACTGGAACGAAGGAACTGCCAACCTGACACTTGAGCAGGAGGCTGCA